ACAAGAAAAAATCAAGACTGTTAATTTCTGTAGGTGAAAGTTGGACCTATGGTGATAACTTTCAAGGTGTACAAAGCGGACTTGGTAGAGATAATATAACATATAGAGTCAATCATTCATTTGCAAGTCATAGTGCAAAAATGCTGGATAGTGATCTAATACTATCAGCAGTTCCTGGTAACTGTAACCAAAACATGTTACAAGACTTAGATCGATTACTTGAAGAATATTCTGTTCTTTATGAAGAAGTATTTGTCCAATTACAATTAACTAGTCCCGGTAGAGACCAATCTAAAATTGAAGATAAACATAGATTGTTAAAAGGTTATGATAATCTTTATACAACTAAACAAACATTAACGAACAAGATGACTGATGCCGAATGGTTTCAGGCATATGATACAATGATGTTAACCGAATATGATCGAATCCTTAAATTACATACAAATGTAAATGGTCTAGTTTGGAAGAATTTTAATCCATTTCAGGTTGACTTTAATACAGAATCGTTTATAATAGTAACATGTCCGTGGGTTAGATTAACTTCACAGATGCATGGTAACGTTTTTGATTTACCTGTAATTAACGAAGCCGGTTGGTGGGCTGAGCATTACAGTACATACGGAAATGTAGAAGGTAAACAAGAGTATATGATGAAACAGTTAGATAATTTAGAAACAAGTAACAAATTATTAAAGACAAGCAGTCTTAATGGATTTCATCCTAATGAAACGTTTCATGCTATATGGGCATTATATATATTAGGCAAAACGGAGTGGGTAACATTATGAAATACGTATTAATAGACACAGCAAATACATTCTTTAGAGCAAGGCATGTAGTACGTGGTGACCTTGATACAAAAGTAGGCATGGCGTTTCATATTACATTAAACAGTATTAAAAAAGCATGGGAAGACTTTGATGCAGATCATGTAGTATTCTGCTTAGAAGGTCGTAGTTGGCGTAAGGATTATTACGAGCCTTACAAACGTAACAGACAAGAAAGTCGTGATGCACTTAGTCCTAGTCAAGCAGAAGAAGAAAAAGTTTTTTGGGAAACGTTTGATGCATTTAAAGATTTTGTAACTACAAAGACTAACTGTACTGTTATGCAACATCCTGAACTTGAAGCAGATGATTTAATTGCTGGCTGGGTACAACATCATCCAGACGATGAACATATTATTATTAGTACTGACGGTGACTTTGCACAATTAATTGCACCTAATGTAACGCAATACAACGGTGTTAGTAACACTATTATTACACACGAAGGTTACTTTGATGACAAGAAACGCAAGCCTGTAATTGATAAGAAAACAGGTTTAGAAAAGCCTGCTCCTAATCCAGACTATATGTTATTTGAAAAATGTATGCGAGGCGACACTAGTGATAATGTGTTTAGTGCATATCCAGGTGTACGTAAAAAAGGTACAAAGAACAAAGTTGGATTGCAAGAAGCATATGCAGACAAAGACACAAAAGGTTACAACTGGAATAATATGATGTTGCAACGTTGGGTTGATCATAACGGTGAAGAGCATCGTGTACTAGATGACTATCAACGTAATGTTGTACTATGCGACCTAACTGCACAGCCTGAAAACATTAAAGAAAAGATTTCTAATACTATTAACGAAAATGCACAACCTAAAAATATTTCACAGGTTGGGTTGCGTCTTATGAAATTTTGTGCATTATATGATATGCAACGAATTTCTGATAATGCACAAGCATATTCAAAACCATTACAAGCGAGGTATCCGGTAAAATGACAAAACTAAAAGCAAACGAAATATTAAAAAACAAGTTCTGGATTATTGAAGATACAGACTCAAATGAAAAGAAAGGCACGCTATCACGTGATGCTGATAACAAATATATGTATAGTTGCGATACTGGAACATATATGTATGATACAAAAAGTATTGTTGAAAAGAATTTAGGTTCTCTACTTTGGAATAAATCAGACGTTAGTGAAGCAAAGAAAAATATTTCAAAAGAAATTTATAATCTGCCAACTAGTACTATTCCTTACAACAGTATGTTTGATGTAAAACGTAAGTTTGGGTTATTTACAAAAAGTAAAAAATCAAAGAGCTTGTATTGTGCAGGTTATTTTTGTATTCACTTTGATAAGGGTTGGGTCAAAAGTTTTTGCCCAAAACTAGTAACGTTAGAAACTTATGAATATAAAGGTCCATTCAAAACAGAGATCGAAATGAGACAGGAGTTATCACGTGCCAACCGTTAATCCATTAAATACAATTCCATTACAGCAGTTTATTGACCGAGTTAAGACTGCTGATAACCAGCAACTAAAAGACATTACATTAAACATTAGAGATGCTAAGAACTTAGCATTTACTATCGGTAGTGTAATGAGTCGCTTACACGGCGATTTAGAAGCTCTAGTACACCAAGAAAAGAACGCTGAAGAAGTTATTAATGTAACTGTAGACGGTGGCGGACAAGGCTGGAAGTAACTAATAAACTACGCATTTAACTCTCCTTTTTGGATAAATACTATGGGAGAAGATAATAAATGAGTAGACCAAAACCAAATATTTTATTAGAATATACAGACAAAAAGTCTTATAGAAGCGAGCAGATTCTAGCCGCTGAGGCTATTTGGGCAGTATTCTATCAAGGTAATCCTTTTAATTTAAAAAGTTTAAATTCATTAACTAATTATCCTGGGCCTAAATATAAAAAAGTTAGTTTCAGTAATCCTGGTCATGCACACAACTTAGCAAGTAAATTAAACGAATTATTTACAACTAAAGAGTTTACTGTTGTAAAGTTAACTACCGGACCAGTAGTAGAAGAAGAATAGAATGAACTGGAAAGAAACCTATACCAAGGTGTTCTTAAAACAAGCCAACATTAGTATTAATGATAGTACGTTAAAAGAATATATGCCTTTATGGTGGCAAAACACTAGAGCAGTTGGCGGGTTACGTCTAACTGACGAAGGCATGATGTTTATCACAGACCAATTAGAATTAGTTACTTACGAAATACCATTTCCTCCCGAATTTAAAATAACTACCCAAATTATACTGTTCTTAGATAAGTTTATTGATTGTCCATACTATGTAACTAACAAGCATATTACAGTTACAAGTGAAAAAAAGAGCATGGAATTACATCTGTTTAGTGGAGATGTCCGTAAATATGGACTAGCTAAAGCCCTAAAACGGACAGATGAAGAACTAACCCCTTGATATTACTACATATTTTTTCTTAAAAAAACTGCGTTTTCTGGTTGACCTTTTGATAAAAAGGTGCTATTATATATACATACTAAGAAATTAGATATGGCACTGAACAAACAGAAAGAGGAATACAAAATGGAAAACATTGCAATTAGAACAGTAAGTCCTAATAATGCAAAGAAGAGCATTGTTAGAGCATTTAAAAAGAAACGTCCTTTGTTTATCTGGGGAGCACCAGGTATTGGTAAATCGGACATCGTTGGACAGGTTGCGTTAGAGATTGATGCACACATGATTGACATTCGGTTGTCACTATGGGATCCAACAGACATTAAAGGCATTCCGTATTATAGTTCAAACGATAATACAATGCATTGGGCACCGCCACAAGAATTGCCAACTAAAGAGTTTGCTAAGAAACATAAATTTATTGTATTGTTCTTAGACGAAATGAACTCGGCGGCACCGGCTGTACAGGCGGCGGCTTATCAATTAATTCTTAACCGTAAGGTTGGTACTTATGTACTACCTGATAACGTTCTTATTGTAGCGGCTGGTAACAGAGATGCCGATAAGGGTGTTACATACAGAATGCCAGCACCGTTGGCAAATAGATTTGTTCACTTAGAACTTAAAGTTGATTTTGACGATTGGTTCCAGTGGGCAGTAAACAATGATATCCACCAAGATGTTGTTGGTTACTTAACATTCAGCAAGAAAGACTTGTATGACTTTGATCCAAAAAGTCCAAGTCGTTCGTTTGCTACACCTCGTTCTTGGTCATTTGTATCCGAACTACTAGAGGATGATGATGACGAGACAACCACTACTGATTTAGTTAGTGGTTCAGTTGGCGAAGGACTGGCAGTAAAGTTCATGGCCCATCGTAAAGTTTCAGCTAAGTTACCTAACCCGAGTGACGTACTCACAGGTAAAGTAAAAACATTAGATACACGAGAAATCAGTGCCATGTATTCCTTGACTGTATCGTTATGTTACG